TGCTCGGCGCGGTAGCTGGCCGTGCGCGAGTAGGCCGGGTCGCGGAGCGGCTCGAACGGCGCGCTGTTGAGCGTGATCTGCGTCGAGACGAGCTCCTCGATCTTCATGAGACCGGTCCCGTCGGGCGTCAGCGGCGTCACGCCGCCGTTGAGCGCGCTCTCGACCTCGCTGTCGATGTACGCGTACGTCGCCGGCGGCGCGCCGAGCAGAAGGACCTCGCCGTCCAGGTTCGCGTTCGGCTTGCTGCGCGCGAACCACGCGACCATCGCCGCGACCGCCATCTCGCCGGGGAGCGACGGGCACTTCTCGGCGCTGATCACGAGCGTGCCGAAGTCGTTGCCGGCGGCCTGCAGCGCCTGCGCGGTGCCGAGCGAGCCGTTCTCGCCCATCGCGTAGAACTTGAAGTTCTGCGCGGTGAAGCCCCAAGCGTTCGCGCGGTCGAGGATGATCGCGGCGACGTCGGTGGTCGTGTGGTTGCTGCAGACGACGCCGTGGTAGCGCTTGTCGTACAGCGCGGCGAGCGCGTTGCTGATCGCCGCCGCGCCGGCGCCCGCCTGGCTCTGCGCGAGCACGATCGTGACGCCGACGGGCAGCTGCAGCGTCGAGTACGGCATGTCGTTGCCGTTGACGCCGTTGGTGGTGAAGACGCACGTGACCACGTTGTTCACGACGGTCGCGGTGATCGGCAGGACCGCCTTGAGCGCGTCGATGGCGGCCTTGATGCCCGCGGCGATCGTGTTCGCGCTGTCGCCGGCGCTGACGCCGACCACGATCGGCTCGTCCTTGATCTGCAGGACGATGTTGCCGGCCTGCGCGGTCGTCACCGTGACCGTGATCGTCTCGGTCGCCTTGGCGCCTGCAGGATCGGTGATGCCGCAGTAGTAGATCTCGGGGCACCCGATGCCGCTCTTGACGGCCTGGCCGAACGCCTTGCGCAGCATGATCGCGCCCGGCGAACCGACGCCGGCCTTGGCGTCGGCGTCCGGCTCCGAGAACACCTGCACGGGCGTCTCGACGGTCGCCGTGCCGGCGGCGGTCTTCTCACCGATGATCACGATCCGGTTGGGGACCGAGATCAACGAGCTCGCGGAGACGAACAGGAACTCGGCGTAGGCGCCGGGGCGACGCTTGGACGTGGGGAGCGTGGTCTGGATCGTCATCGGCGATCACTCCTTGGGCGTGACGGTGAGGGCCGGCGGGTTCTTCGGGTCGAGAGGGGGCTGGGGCGGCTTCTCGAGAGGTGGCACGACGGCCGGCGGCGCGCCGTCCTTGAGCTCGACCAGGTCGCCGGCGCGCAGGCGTCCGTTGACGTAGCGGTCGTGGCCGGCGATGCGCTCGAGCTCGAGCTCGACGACTGCGCCGGGCTCGAGGCGCACGTTGGTCGCGTTCGGGCCCGGCAACAGACCGACGGGCAGCGTGACGACGCGGCCGGCGGGAACTTGGAAACGGCGGGTGGGCTTGGTCATGGCTCCTCAGGGATCGAGATCGGTCTCGGTCTCGACGATCGTGACGGGCGGGTCGATCACGCCCGGCGCGGTGTTGGTCTGCGTTTCGATCGAGGTGACGACGTCGGTGATCGCGCGGTCGGGGTTGATCACGATCTCGAGCTTGACGAGGAAGCTCTCCTCCCAGCACGAGAACACGTCACCGGTGAACACGTGCCGCTCGCCGTGCAGCCGCGGCTCTTCGATTCGGGCGACGCCGAGGTCCTGGCCGACGAGCAGCTGGCGGACGTGCTCGAGCATCGCGTCGATCCCCGGATCGGCGTGGACGTCGGCGTTCGACGTGACGTCGGGCGACAGGCGGCCGTCGTCGTAGCCGCGCGGGTTCGCGCTCGCCACGTAGACGTGCACGCTGACCTCGCCGCGGTAGACGAGCCCGTCGATCGAGACGGGCTTGAAGTCGGCGTCGCCGAGCGCGACGAGCATCCCGGGGAACTGGCCCTGCAACGCCTGGTTGATCAGCACCAGGCCGAGCTCGTCGTGCTCGCCGTCCCACGCCTTCGCGACCTTGCCGAGTCCGCGCAGGTAGAGACCGTTCGCGAACAGCAGCGGCGAGAGCTTGGTGACGACGGCGTTGCGCAGCTCGGTGCGCTGCGGAAGCGTGCGGCCGGTGTCGAAGGCCTGCGAGCCCATCACCGACCCCCGAACGCTTTGAGCATGACGTCGCCGATCTGATCCTCGGACAGCGCCATCAGCTTGTCGCTGATCCACAGGAATACGCGGGCCGGAAGTTTCGCGCCGCGGCCCACGGTCCCACCGGTCTGGTGCACGTCCGACCAGCGCGCGCGCGACTCGCCGGCGAGCGTGAGCCCGACGACCTTGTAGCTGACGGCGGTGGGCAGCTTGCCCATCAGCTTCTTCGGCGCCTTGGGGTGCGTCTTGTAGCTCGCGATCGTCGAGGCCGCGCGCGGCGCCCAGCCGCTCTCGGGGCCGGCCTTGGCCTTCGCGTGATCCTTCGTGTCGGCGCGCATCTCGGGCTTGAGCGCCTGCAGCGCCTTGGCGATCGGCGCGCGCGCCATCGCGTCGAGCCCCTTGAGGGCGTCGCCGAGGTCGAGCCTGACCGACGCGAACGCCGACATCAGAGGCCCCTCAGCTTGTCGGAGACGTCGCAGCCGTCGAGCGGAACGATCGCACCGCGCACCGCGCCCGACTTCGTCGACACGACCGAATCGGGGCGGAGCTTGCCGCTTCGGACGTCCTCGAGGTACCGCTCGCGCTCCCTGCGCTTCTCGAGCTCGACCTGGCCGACCTGCTCGCGCTCGGATCGGATGCGGTAGATGGTCTCGGCGGCCGCGAGCGCGCGCAGCTCGTCGCTCGGGTTGTCGAGCGGCGGCGCGTACCGAACGGGGATGAACGAGTCGATCCACGACTCGGCCTGCGTCTGGTACAGCGCGACGACGTCGGCGTCGCTGGCGTTGTTGTTGTCCCAGTCCGTGAGCGCAACGAACCGCGCCGCCCCGCCGGCGGCATTCACGAGCAGCTGTTGCGTTGCGTACGGCATCCTTGCGACACCTAAGCCCCGTGCGAGGGCTTCTCGCTACGGGGCTCGCTGCCTGAGTGACAGCGCACAAGGTTGTCGTATCGGTCTCTACTTCTTCGACTTCTTCTCCGTAGCCTCGAAGGCGATGGAGTCGGCAAGATTCGCGAAGACCTGCTCGTCGGCCTCGTGCACGAGGACGATCCGGCCGCGGGCCGCGACGATGCCGCGCCTGTCCTCGGGCGTGAGCTTCTCGAAGTCCACCGGCGTCCAGCGCTCGTTGTTGAGTGACACGCCGTGCTCGGTGAACAGCGGGATCTCCCGCCGCGTCATCAGCCGTGCCTTCATCAGACCTGACTCCCGACGATCAGGCGGTGCTCGAAGTAGCCGACGTTGTACCGGGCCTCGGCGCCGAACCACATCTCGCCCCGCTTGAAGCGGGGCTCGCTGTCGTTGGTGGTGCCCTGGCCGCCGACGATCGCCGACGTCGAGATTTCCTCTCGCAGCTGGAAGAGCATCGGCTTCCAGGGCTTGCCGAGGTCCGCAAGGAACCAGTAGTCGTCGTATGCGCCCGAGAGCTCGGGCTCGACGATGACCTGGTAGCGACCCTTGAACGGGTTGTTCTGCGTCCCGGTGCCGGGAACGCCGGTCGCGGCGTTCGTGTTGACGAGGAAGTCGCTCGACATCAGGCGATCCGCGATCGGGCGCAGCTTCGGGCCGACGATCAGGTGCGTGCCCTGGATGCCGCGGAGCTTGTGCTTGCCGTCGTAGCTCGTCTGCGAGCCGAGGAGCAGCTCGGCGGCGTCGATGCCGGCGCCGTTGTTGTCGAGCGCCGTCGTCAGCTTGTTCGAGCCGGTCGCGTGCGTCGTCGAGAAAAAGAACTTCCCGTCGTAGCCCACGCCGCTCGAGATCTTCGGGAACGCCGAGCCGTCGAACCCGTTGATCAGCGCCTGCGCCGAGAACTCGGAGCGGTGGAACCGCGCGGCGAGCGCGAGGCCCGGCATGCCGGCGGTCTGGAACAGGCCGAGCTTGTCATCCTTGAACTGGTTCTGGTGCAGCTTGAGGCCGCTCGACCAGTCCTTGTTCTTCAGCTGGATCTTGAAGTTGTCGAGCGTCCCCATGATGCGGTCGCCGGACCACTCCTCGAACGACGGGAAGTCGCCGAGCCAGTCCCACTGCTCGAGGAGCGTGGTGCTGGGAACCTCGAGGAGCAGCTGCTCGAGGGGCTGCGTCGGCGTCATGCCGAGCTGCTGCAGGAAGGCGACGTGGAACGCGATGCGTGCCGCGTCGATGTCGGCCTGGTTGTTGATATCGAACTTCATGTTCGTGGTCCTTTCAGGCCCGCTTGATGACGTGGAGGAGGACGAGGCAGGTCATCTTGACGCCCGCACGCGTGGCGATGATCTTGAAGCCCGCCGCCGCGGCGAGGGTGCGCTTGGCGACGTCGATGATGCCGGCGCGGGTGACCGCCTTGTCGGTGTCGGCGGCGATCGCGTTCGTGATCGCCGCGTCCGCCGAGTCGGTGATCTGGATGGTGCCGGCGACGTTCGCACCGTCCTTGAGCACCGTGACGTCGACGATCTCGATCTTCTCGGCGTTCACGTAGACGAGCGTCTGCGTGGCATGGTCCGGGACCGTGATCGCGATGACCGCCGGGATGCCCGATACGAGCGACGCCGGCGACACCGCGCCGTCCGCGATCGTGCTGAGGTCGGTGCCGACGAGCGGCGTCGCGACCACGCTCTTGTCGAGCGCCTCGTCGACGTAGACCCACACCTTCGTGGCCGTGAACTCCATCACGACGCCGGCGAGGATGTCGTTGGCGGCGACGGCGGCCGTGGTGACCTCGAAATCGCTCGAGACGTAGCACCCGACGTGCTTGCCAGCCTGCACGATCGCTCCGCCGGCGTTGTCGAGCTCGACCTCGAATGCCGTGGTGTACGTGACCGTCAGCGCGCCGTTCGCGCCGTTGGTGTTGTCGACCTTTTGCTCGGCGATGCCGATGACCTTGAGGCCTGCTGCGTCGGACGCCGGAACAACATAACCGCCGGCGTTCTTCGCGATCAGCGCGCCGCGATAGATCACCGCACCTGCGGCAACGTCGCCGCTTCCGGTGCGCTGACCATCGGAGGCTCGAACACGAGTTGCCCTGTCTGCTGCGAGCGCCATCTCAGGCCCCCTTCTTCAGGCCGGCGGCGACAGCCTCGGCCGGGTTCTTGACGCCGAACAGACCGGCGATCTCGACGACCTTGCCCGGGTCGACGCGGCGCTGCGCGAGCTCGGCAGCGGCGTCTGCGCCGAGCTGCGCGGGCGCAGCCGGAACGGCCGGCGCGGGCGACGGATCGTTCTTCGACTGCGTCGGGATGCCGACGGGCATCGCGCAGCCGGCGACGCGCTTGTCCATCTCGGACTTCGCGCCGGCCTCGTCGACCGCGTAGAGCCGGCGCCACATCGACTCGTCGCCGACGGTGATGCGGCCCGTGGAGAGCGCGTCGCGGATGAACTTGTCCTCCGCGTGCTTGCGCTCGGTCGCGCTGTGCTGCTGCACGACCTCGGCGAGCCGCGCCCGCTCGGTTTCCGCGATCTGGAGCTTCGCCTGCTGCGTGTCGCGATCACGCTTCAGTGCCTCGACGGCCCTCAGGACCTCGTCCTCGCCGGCCGTCGCCGCGAGCCCGAGCATGGCCACGAGGGCCGCGAAGTTCTTCATCTGATTCTCCTCACCGGAACCGCCGGCATCGGGCGCCCACGGGGCGCAAAAACTTGGGTCGGCGGCGAGCGCGGCGCGGATCTCCTCGATCTGCGCGCTCGGTACCGCGGGCACGTTCACGTCGCTCGTCTCGACGAGCTCGGCGGCCGTGTAGAGGACCTCGCAGAGCATCGGCCCGGCGGGGTCGGCGACAACGACGCGACCGCCTGCGCCGTCGTCGCGCTCGGCGTAGCGCGTGCCCGGCATGTGCGCGCAGCGGTAGAAGTTCGCGTTACAGACGGTGCAGAGCACCGGGCCCGTCGAGCGCCAGCCGATCGAGAGCGTCGACATCAGCCCGCGCAGCGCCGAGTCGACGGCCCATGGCGCGGTCAGCTTGACCGTCTGACGGATCGCGTAGTCGCCCTCGCCGCGCTTCTCGGTGCGCGACGACGCGATCGTGCCGCCGCGCGCGGCCGTGTCCCACTGGTCATGGTTGCGCAGGAACGGCGTGCCGACGCCGCTGCGCCCCATCGCCATGAGCGCGCCGTCGCGGAAGCGGATGAAGTTTCGGTTCGAGACGCCGGGCCGCTGCTCGAACGCGAGCAGATCGAGCTCGAGCTCGACGTACTCGCCCGCGGCGCAGCGGCGGAGCATCTCGTCGCGCACCTCGGTCGTGACGTCGCCGCCGTTCGCCCGGAGCACGAGCTCACCGCTCGAGCACGACGCGCGAGCGACCTCGGCGACGACCTTGGCAATAGACGGTGCGGTCTTCACGCGGCGTCCCTTTCCTTGCTCGGCTGCGGGCTGGCCTGCGGCACCTTCGGAGGCTGCGGCTCGCCGGGGAGCGTGTCGTCGGGACCGCTCGGCTCGCGGAAGCCGAGCTCCTGGTCCATCTGGCTGCGAGCGACCTTGCCGCCCGCGAGGTTGATATACTTCGTGGCGACGTCGATGCGCGTGCCGGGATCGAGGTCGCGAACGACCTGGATATGCAGCTTCGGGACGGCGACGCCGGCGAGGCCGTTGTAGACCATGAACATCGCGAAGAGCTGCGTCTCGAACGCAGACGTCACGCGGCCCTCGTCGTACTGGACGGCTTCCCAGCGCACGGTGTCGTGCACTGCGCCGAGCGCGTAGCTCGCGCCCGACGATCCGGCGTTGTCGTTCGAGAGCGTCGAGCCGTTCACGCGCTTCGACATCTCGGCGTTGGCGTAGGCGCAGAGCGCGCCCTGGATCTTCGAGCAATCGATCGCGGCCTTGGTCTCGAAGAAGTCGAGATCGATCGACTTCGGAGCAACGGCGCCGACGTCATTGCCGATGTTCTGCACGATCTCGTCGGCGAGCGCCCGCTCCTCGCTGTCGCTCGAACCTTCGTAGCGCGCGACGGGCTTGGGGTTGCCGTAGCGCTGCGAGAGCTTGAGCCAGTCGGTGAACGACGCGCGCTTCCCGAACGCCGGCCAGATCGTGTTCCGCATCAGGCCGGCGCAGGCGAGCGGGACGGCGGCATCGCGGCGGATCGTCACCCACTTGCCGGGGATCAGCGCGTCGCCGCGGGGGCGCGCGATGTCGGCGTAGAGCCGGAGCTCGTCCTGCGTGCCGTCGAGCTGCAGCTGCGAGATCTTGAAACGGCGCGCGCGCGGGCACGCGAACGCGACGGGCACGACCCACGTCCGGCCGTACGCCTCGCGGATGCCCCAATCGATCTCGGCGGCGCTCCAACCGTACTTGTTGAACGTGAGCAGATGCTGCAGGACCTCGATGAACGACGGCCCGGTCAGCGACACGAACGCATCGGTGAGCACGCGCGCGGCGACCACCGAGTCGTCGACCTGGTGGTCGCCGGCCTGGATGACCCACGGCTTGCCGCTGACCGCCTCGTTGCGCTTCTCGTAGAGGCTCGCGAGGTGGCAGTCGGGCTCGAGGAAGTCGTCGAACAGGTCGCACTGCAGCTGCGGTTCGCCGGCCTCGGCGAGACGGAACGCGCGCAGGATCGTCTGCACCGTCGCCCCGCCGTAGCCGGGGTGCGTGATCCACTGGTCGTAGAGCAGGTCGCGCGCCTGCTGCCCGCTCGGCGGCGAGCTCGGCGTGGGCGGCGGCCGCGACAGACCGAGCCGCTGCGCTGACCGATGCACGTGATAGACGGGCGGCGCGGGCTTCCGACCGCGCATCGCCGAGACGCCGGCGAGCGCGAGAGCAACGACGAGCGCGATCCCTTCCACGCGCCCAGGGGTACAGGCACGAGACCCAAGCCCACTACTTCCGGCCCGGCACCCCGTCTACAGCCCGACGAGCTCGGCGCCGCGAGAGAACTTGCCGGCACTCTTGTAGCCGCCCTGCTGCGCCGCCTTCGGGCGCCCGTACAGCCGATAGGCGGGATACGTGACGCCGTCGACGATGTGCGCGTGGACCGATCGCCGGTTCGGCGAGCCGTTCTTGTTCTCGTAGAGCCGCATCGCCTCGGCGGTCTTCGAGCAATGCCGAGCGACGAAGAGCCGGCGCTGTTTCAGCAGCGCGTTGCCGGTGCGCGTGATGCGCTCGATGATCGCCGGGTTCTTGTCGCTGTCCTTCTGTGGCCGGAACAGGTGGACCCAGCGCCGAGCGCGCAGCCATTTCTCCGACGAGCGGTTCACCTTGTGCTCGCCGTCCTGCCAGAACCCCGACGCGTCCATGATCACCGCTGCGTGCGACGGCGCCATGTCGGAGTCGTCGGACTCCTTCCAGCCGCGATACGTCGGACGCTCGGCATCGCGCCGCGACGGCGGGCCGTCGCCGAACTGCCAGCGTCGGATTCCCTCGAGCGCGTCGCACAAGCCGCCCTCGTCGGACTCGTCGACGACCGCCTCGTCGACGACCCACAACATCTCTATGCCGGTCGCCGGATCGCGCAGCACGCGCAGCACGATGCCGACCATCGACGGCAAGCGCTGGAAGTCCTCGCCGACCAGGTCGCCTGCGCCGTGGCCGAGCTCGCGCCGCGAGACGATGGGCGTGACGTCGACGAGTCCCTCGGGCGGGTTCTTCCAGTGCACGCGGTCGTCCCACTCGTGGAACACGATGTCGCCGATCGGCGCAAACAAGCCAAGCACGTCGCGCTGCATCGTCTTGTCGTCGACCTCGGCCGCCATCGACCGAAGCGCCTCGAAGTTGATCCAAGGGTTGTTGCGCGGGTCGAGCACGAACGCGCGCGAGGCGATCTCGCCGGCGACGGTCTTGTTGTAGTGGTCCTCGATCCACTTCCCGACGGGCCGATCGGGTGGGTTCGCGGTGATCAGGACGATGCCGCCGCGATCGGCGACGGCCGCGCGGAGCTTCTCGTAGGCCTTGTGGCTGATCTCCTGGCCCTCGTTGAGCAGCGCGATGTCGACGCGCCCGGCCTTGAGGCGCGCCGGGTTGACCGCCGACTTCAGGTGCAGGACCGAGCCGTTCGCGAACTTGTACGTGGTCGCGTGGCCCGTGCGTGCCTGCGTGCGGCGATACCACTGCCGCGGGATCAGCTCGCGGAACGCCTGGTCGAGCTCGTCGCCCGTCTCGAGCGTCGGCGAGATGGCCCACAACCGCGCGCGCGGCACCATCACCGCGAACGCGATCATCACCGCGCACGCGATGTGCGTCTTGCCGCTGCGGCGGCCACCGATCAGCATCGCCGACCACACGCGCTCCACATCCGTCCAGTCGCCGCTCGCGAATCGGCGCAGCCAGTCGGCGAAGAACCTGGCGGCCTCTTCCTGCCCGCGGTGGAAGCGCAGGACGAGCGCGCCCTTCGACTTCGCGCGCACCCAGCGCTTCAGGCGCGCATCCCAGCAACCGCCGACGCGGATCAGCTCCTCGTCGCTGCCAGGCTTCCAGCGCGGACGGCCGTCGCGCGCATGCTCGACGTCGGCGAGCCGCACGCTGACGACGAGCCGCGAGAAGCGCCTAGCCGACACGAACCGGCTCGCCGGCGAGGTCCGGCTCGAGCGACGGACCGTTCAGATCGGCGTCTTCGTCGTCCTCGGCGTCGGGCGTCTCTTCGCCG